CCACAGGTATTTCTTTGGCCCTTCCCTCGCCGCTGAACTAGCCAATTTCGAAGATATTCCAACGAAAGTCGGGATGGCTTGGGTTCGCGGTGGAGCCCACCGTATATTTAAGTCCTTAGACGATGGGAGTGACGAAATTGCTGATGTTGACAAGAGATCTTGGGATTTGAGTGTTCCTGCGTGGCTCATCTGGCTCGATTACGAATGCCGATGGCGCCTCTGTTTGAACCCCAACCCAATTTGGGAACACTGCCTCAAAGCATGCTACCAATCTCTTTTGGTTTCGCGAGTGATATTTTCTGATGGCACCATCCTTGTCCAAGATGTGAGCCTCCCTGGAATTGTTCGATCTGGGTCAATGATCACGATCTCAGGAAATTCGCGAATGCAAGTAATTTTGAAAGTATTATTCTGTGTTGAAGAGCACAAGATCTATGATCCTGTGCGCCACAAACTCATTGCGATAGGTGATGACACGCTAGAAAGAATGCGTGGGATCCCGGTCGCTCAGTATCAGGACTGGCTTAAGCGCTACGGCTTTAAGTGCAAGGAGATTTCGCTTGGAAGTATGAGCACGCGAGTGTTCTGTTCCCACGGCTTCAAGCAGCACAAAGGAGTTTGGGTGCCTGTGCCACAAAATTGGGAGAAGCACTGTTATATGCTGACTAGGAAGGAGCGCAAGAAATTGCAATTTTATCCTGAACAGTTGCTCTCTATGATGCTAGAATATTGCTTTGTGGATGACAAATTCAAACAACTGCGTGATGAGATGGCACGTGTCAAACCTGACTACTGCTACTCACAACAGATGTTCCAGAGCTTGATGCTCGGTCTCGAGAGTCCCGCCTTTCTGCCAGCGTTGTCTGATGACACGCTGTTAACTGTGGCGCGTGATCCCTTATGCCGGCCTCTCGTCTCTGCTGTCCTCCACTCCAAAGCTGATGCCATGCCGTTTTTATTGCAGTTGGTGAATGTTGAGCTGAATCCGGGACCCCGTTTTTGGCAGCTCCTCATCATCACTCTTTTCTTTGTTTCTGCCTCTGCAACATACAAAGATTTTATGGTATCAGCTGATGGCACGTGTTTCCGTGCAAACGTGTACGTTGCAGAAACGGAAGGCCTCAAAAACCTACTGTTTCATAAAGAATCCGGTACCTCACCGCCTCCGAAAGTTTTAGAACCTTTCCTTCGACCACTCGCAAGAGCGTTCGAGTCTGACTTTTCAAAAACACTCGGGAGCATTATTCCTCGAGATATTGGACATTTTTTTACACCATCTCGGTTCAACGAACCCCTGCACGACCAAAAACGGGAAACCTCAATTGTTATGCCCAAACACAACGGAAAATCGAAGGCCAGCCAGCGCAAGCAAGCGCTGGGCAAAGCCAAACGCATTGTCAAGACCATTGCCAAAACAGAAGCGAAAGCTGTTGTTCAGGCTGTGAAACATTCTGCCTTGCGGCAGAAGAAGACGAAGCGTGGTGGCGGGAAGCTGGCTTTCCTTCAAGCGAACCGCTTCAACATGGACACTGCTCGCTTTGGCGGGCGCGATCTTGTTGCGAAGATTGTCTTGAGTCCGGCGGCGGCGAATTCTACGAGTGGTAAGGACGTTGCTGGTACAGTGCTCTACAGCACTCAGATTCGTCCACACCAAATGATTCCGAACGTGCGCCTCGCGCGTCTCATGTCACTCTTTATGAAATGGCGGCTACTTAAGGCGCGTTTCACTTTTAAGAGCGCTTTGCCACCTGGCTCTAACGCTGGCACGATGCTCTTTGTGCATGACCCTGAC